TCTCTCGCCCGTCGACGTGGAGTAGACCGCGTGCTTCACGGCGGGTTGGACGAACGCGGTATTCGTGATGGGGTCGTACGCCTTCACGATGCCCGGTCCGGCTTTGAATAGCTCGGACAACGCGGCTTCGATGCCGTGGTGCACGACTTCCGCCAGCGTCGGAGACTCGCTTATCACCTACGAGGCTAGTACTTCTTGCACTTCCCTTCGACGTACCAAGGCGAGGAAGGGTCCGCCGAAGTGTCGCCCGTGTACTCGCATTCTTGGATCCGGTAGCCCTGCGAGACCTTGAACGCGAGCGAGTTGAACGCGACCTTGTGACCCGGGCGGAGGTCTGGCTGGATGAACGCTCTGAAAGTGACGATGCCTTTCAGGTCGATAGTCGGACTGCCGATCAATCCGGTGTCCGAGGAAAGAAGCGTCGCCATGCCTTCGAGCGCCTTGCCGCGATCGAGGATCTGGAGCACGCCATCCTGGATGCTCCACTCGAGATCGGCCGATCGACAGAAATCATCCAACGCGCGCGCCGCGCTGCCGAAGATCAGTGTTCCTTTGCCGAAGGGCACGACGCCTTTGGCGCGAAGCTTTGCAGCCATGATCGGCACGTTCCCGATTCCAACTTTGAGCTCGCGCGCGATGGCTGTAAGCGCCACTTCCGCGGGAACCTTAGGGCCCACGCTCAAGTTGATGTGTGCCGATTGGATCTCCTTCTCGGAGTCTCCCGTCTCGATGTGCGTAACGATGTCCGGGCCCGCGCGCGAGGTGGACGTGTGCCGCACTTCTCCGAGATAGAGTTGCGCAACCTTGTTGGGATACCCCGCTTCCAAGCGGAGTACGAGCTTCTTTGGTGTCTCGAGAAGCGCGCGAGACGAGGGTGCGAGGTTGAACAGCTGCAGCTCGCAGGTGTTTGCCTCTGCCTTGAGGTTCTTCTTGACCTTGAAGACACAATCCAGGTTTGAGACGTCGACTCCCGAGCTGCGTTCGATGGCCGTGAGCGCTGCGGAGGCGCCCGACGACTTCGGACCAATCGAGACGTTGACCACGCGTCGAAAGAGTTGGGTCACGACGTGAGCTCACTTTCATCGAAGTAGAGAAGCGTCACGCGCCTGTCCTCGCCGAGCTCGTCCAGACCTGGCAGTTTGCGTGAGTCCGTGTTCGGCCACGCGATGAGCTGGCCTTTGGGGAGTCGACTATCCGCAAACCGCTTGAGCAGAGGGAGGAGGCACACGACCTTTATCCCGCGTGCGAGGGTGGTCCCGTCCGTCAGCGCGATGTCGAAGTACCACGCGTCCTCGCGCTGATTGTAGCGCCACTCGAAGAGGTAGTCCGACCCGTCCAGGTTGACGGTGCACGTGTAGAACGGATCGGAGAACGTGCGTAGAGAGACAATCGCCACGCGAGAGCGTAGGCGTTAGCCTAGCAGTTGCTTCGCCAGGCTCCTCTTCGGGGCGAGGTCGCGCACGAACGACGTGGGCTGTCGGCCCTTGCTCTTCATCGTCTTGCCGCGCTCCTCCGTAGGGATCGGGGCGGTGATCAACTTTGCCTCAACAATCCGGATTTCTTTGAGTTCGATCGTGATTGCCGCGCCATCGCCCGTCGTGGCGTCGCGGTTCATTTCCACGCCTGTGATGTAGACACTCGGGTAGGTGCGGTGCGTCGTGATCACCTTTCCGACGACGCCACGCGACTTCCAGTCCAATAGCGTGTTCAGAACGAACGCGACGTTATCGAACTTCTCGGGAAATTGGAGGACGATGGCTTTCCACTCTTCCGGTCCGTTGATGAGGGACGAGAGCGCGTCCAAGCCTGCGTTCATGAGCGCGCCGGGCATGATCGCCACGGACTTCTCTGCCTTCGGGACCTTGAGCTCGAGTCCCGACACCTGACCGTTGTACAGGTTGTTTACGTCCCGCACCGGCGTGTTCGATACGAAGACATCGAGCAGCACCGTGTCGAGATTGTCCTTCACGTGGTCGGAGACGTTCGCGCCCTCCTCCACGGGATGCTCCGTGGCTGTCGCGGTGTGCTTGAGGCTCTCCTTCTCCACAACGTCGAAGAAGAACGGCGTGTCCTCGAATTCGAGGTAGGCCTCCTGCGGCGCTTTGTAGGCCATGGCTACTCCGTCCCTCGAGCCAGCGCGTTCGCTGCGTCCGAGGCCATCTTGTCGGCGGCACCCCTCTGCAAGCCCGCCACTCGTTGGGCGACGACGTTCGGGTCACCTGCACCGTTGACTTGGATCGTGGTGTTGACCGCCATATTGGGCGCGGCGGGCGGACCGAAGGGAACTCCAGCGGCACTGGCCGGGACTTGCGCCGGGGCGTTGATGAGGTCCCACGTCGTGGACTTTGAGAGGATGCCTTTCGGACCAAACAGGCCGTCGGTACCCTTCATGAACTCGTCGGCAATCTTGTCCGTGCTGTCACCGCGAATGAGCCCCGCGAGCGCTTTGCCGAGTGCGATAACAGACGTTGTCGTCCCCGCGATGAACCGAATCAGGTCCACGACGAGCGCGATGGCATACGGGAGGACGGCCGCGAATGCCTTGCCGATGTCGTGAACGAGAGGCTTGAGATCGTTCAACGCAGGTTGCATGTCCTGCCACGCGCGCGTGAGCTCGGACACAAGTTCCTTGCGGTACTCCACGCCGAGCATCTCATCGAGAAAGCTCCCGATGACGCTCTCGCCTCCCTGGCACATGACGACGATGTCTTCAATCGCCAATCCCAGGAGAACGAGTGCTCCGATGATGAGGCCGATCTCCCCCATCTTGAAGAGGTTCCCGATAAGGCTCCCTCCCTTGGGAAACAGTCCGAGTACCTTCGACCACGAGTAGAACGTTTTCCCCGCGGCCACCGCCGCAACCCCTCCGAGCGCGTACATCCCTTCCTTGACGATGTGCGTTTCTCGCACGAGTTTCTGGCCCCACACAATCCACTGAGAGAGCTTCTTCGACGCCTCCGTGATCGTCGGCAAGAACTCTGCGGCCAGGCGGGTCTTGAGCGCGCGAAAGCCGAGCTTCATCGTGTCGATCTTGTCGCCGGCTTCATCGGCCTTTTTGATGAAGTCGTCATCGATGCCTAGACCGAGCTCCGTGAACTCCTCATTGAGCTTCGACAGCTCTCCAGATCCTTGCTTGAGCAGCGGCAGGAGCGAGGCACCCGACTTGCCAAACAGCTTCATGGCCGTTGCGGTGCGCTCTTGATCGCTACCCATCTTCGCGAACGCGTCCGCAACTTCGGGGATCATGTCTCCGAGTTCGCGGACGTCGCCCTTACCATCCTTGATGGCGATACCGAGCTCGGCGAACTGTTGGACGGACTCCTTGTTGCCGGCCAGAGCCTCGCCCATGTTCTTGTTGAGGAAGCCGAGCGCGCGCCCCGCTTCCTCGGCGTTGACGCCCGAGAGCCCCGCGGCGAATTGGAATCGCTGCAGCTCGTCCGTGCCGAGTCCGAGCTTTTCCGCGGTGTCGTTGATCACCGAGCCGAGTTCGATCTGGCTCTCGATGAACGAGGCAATGCCGTGCAGAGAGAACGCCGCGAACGCCGTGCCCGCGAGTGTGGCGAGCACCTCCTTGACGTCCGTGGTGCTCTTGGTGAGCGCCTGGAGCTTCGTGACCGCGGCGCCCGTGTCGACGTCGAAGAGCGCGAAGATTTGGCGAAGGGCGCCGCTGCTCATCGACGTCCCTGCCTTTCTTCCGCGCGCGCCTGCTCGTCAGCGCGAACTTCCTCTTCCACGCGCTCGAGCGCATCGAGCACTTGGTGTGCTTCGACGGCTTCATCGAACGACCACTGCTCGAGCGCGCGCATGTCTGGCACCTTGAGCCTAGGGCTGGTGATCAGTCTCCAGAGCCAGAAGTCGACGTGCTCGGGGAGTCCGAGGCGATAGCGCTTACGTCCTTTTGCACGTCCTTGGCCTTCTTGAGCGCTTCGGCGAACTTCTTCGCCAGCCCCAGAAAAAAACTGCCGAAGTTCACCTCCAGCGCGAACGTAAGCCACTCGAACATCTCGAAGTAGCGATCCGCGAAGTGTTCCCCGAAGATGGCATCGAGTTGGGCGCCGTCGTCGACGTAGTCGCCCCCGAGCACCGTCGTCTGGCCGGCGAAGAGGTCGCAGAAGTAGTCGAGTTCGGTCTCGGTGAGGCTCTGCGCAACGGCCGCGTAGCCCGCCATCTGGCCGCCCTTGAACCCCTCGGTGATGACAGGGCCCATGATCTTCGTGAGACGCAGGAGCGCTTTCCGCCCGGTTACCGCGTTGAGCTGGGTAACCGTGTACTTGTGATCGCCGATGCGCTTTGAGACAGTCTTGAACTGCATGGCGGGAGCTTAGGCAGTAGCAAAAGCGAAGGGCCCGCACCCGAAGATGCGAGCCCTGAACTCCAGCCGTCCTACCGACGACCCCGCGGGCTAGGCCCGTTCAGAGAGTAGGTCAGCCGCCCTCGAACGACTCGAGCTCGTCGATGTCGATAAGCCACGCTCGGCCCGTCGCGTCCTTATCGAGCGTCGGGTCCGGCATCTTGGAAATCCAACAGTTCTTACCTGCGTGGACCGTGAGGCCGTTTCGGTTCTTGAGCAGGAAGGGACCAATACCCGCGCCGTTCTCGGAATTCAGATCCGAGTTGTGGAGCACGGAAAGGACCGAGTTGATCTCCGCTTCCTGCATCGTCGTGAACGTGCAGGTGCCGCTCTTGTTGTGCTGACGGACGCGCGTGACCGTGCCGCACGTGCCGGTCTTCTTCGTGAAGGCTGGCGACTCGCGCTCGATCTTGATGAACTCTCCGTCCGCGTAGCCCTTCGCAGGAATCGGAATGCCGGCCACCACGAGCGTGTAAAATTTCGGATCGTAGTTCTGCATGACTGCTTACGCGGCGAGGGTGCCGTCGATCTCCAATTCGTGAATGGCCCCAGCGAGCTTTGCGGAGAACTTCACTCCCGAGAGCTTGCGCGTGGCGCGCGTGGCCGACGGGATGCCCGACACCTTCGGAATGACTACGGAGACCGTGCCCGGGTCGAGTCCGCCTTGGTCAACACCAGCCTCGAGCGCGCTCTTGATGATCGCGCCGATAGCTTCGATGCCGTTGTCCGTGTAGGGCAGCTTCTTGTTGTTCACGAGCGCAGAGAAGATGCGGAACTGAATCTCGGCGCGCTGCCAGTCGACGAACCGAACGACGTCGAGCCACTCACCCGAGCCGCTCTTGCCGTCTTCGGTGATGTTGATTCCCGAGACGGGCGAGTAGAAGTTGCCGTTCTTGCCCTTGACGGCCGCGCGCTCCGCCGCCGTGAGCTCGTCCGCGTTGATGGCCGCGAGCGTCTTGAACTTCCACGTGTCCTCGCCGGGCTTGGCACCCGCGAACTGTTTCGCCATCCAAGCAGGGCCCGAGTAGCTCAGGAGCTCTCGACGAGACCAGAGGACGCCCGTGCGAGAGTACGCGGCCGTCTTGATGTCGCTCATGACGTCCGTGGTCGTGCTCGCGTCGCCGCAACCCCAATCGGAATTGTTCGGCGAGAAGATCTTCTTTTCGGTCTCGACGAAGAGCGCCGCGATGTTGATCTCCGCCTCACTCTGGCTGTCGAGCGCGAGACCGTACCAATCCTGATTCGTGGCCGCCTTGATGGCCGCGAGGTCCGCCGCAAGTCCACCCGAGCCGCCGTCCGCGGTGACGTCCTTGAACTGGATATTGTCGGTCCAGTCCTTGAGGTTGACGAGTTCGCCGGCCGTCGTGTTCGTGACGGTGACGACAGGGCCGACCGCGGTGGCCGTGACGGCGAGGTGCGCATCGATGAGCGCTGCAAGCGCCGTGGCTTCCGCCGTCGTGGTCGAACTGCCCGGGACCGTGCGCGTGTAGGTCGTGGAGCCGACGGTGATCTGGTACGTGTCACCCTGGACGGCGCTCGTGCACGTGAGCGTGACGGTCTGCGTCACCTTGTTGAGGCGCTTGCCGACGAGGAAGTCCGCCGTGGCGGGATTCTGGGCCTTGAGCTTCTGCGCGCAGAGGTAGACCGGATCGGTGACCGCGATGCCGAAGTCCGTCATCTCCGTGAGGGAGCCGAACCGACGAACGCGCGAGACGAACGCCGCGGGGAGTTTCTGCGCTGCGATGAGAATCGTCCCGAAGCCCGGCTTGGTAGGCGTCGCCGTGGACGCGGAGACGTTGATTTTGACGAGGTCGTCCAGGCTCATTCTTCGTCGAGCCTAGGAACGCTCTTTCTACTAACAATTTGCCGATAGCGTCCCTACCCTCGTGCATGAGAGCTGTTCTCGCGCGCGTGCTGTTTGCCGTTGCCTTGGTCTTCTTCCGAGCGGCCATGAGGCTTGCGGGCACGAAGGTGTACTTGGTGCACCGGCCAGCCTTACTGGGAGACGGTGCTAGCGCGCGTTACCGCAGGCTGATCGATCGCGGAGAGTGGAACTGATGCTCGACGCGGCGGACCTCGCCTTGATCGAGATCTCGTCCACGGATCACGTGGTGCACAAGCTCTTGGCGCACATCCGGGAGATGCAGAAGGAGCACCAGCTCGCTCTAGCGGACCTGCGCGTGGAGCATCGTCGGGAACGCCTCATAGCGACCGAGGAGAAGAAACCGTGATCGGCGGGCCGAACCTCCGGCGAGCGCTTCACCAGTGCGTGGACATCCTCCTCGATGCGCTCGAGGACGACGCCAAGGGCGAGAAGCCGAAGAGGACGCGCAACGTGCGCGAGCCCGTGCTGCCGAAGATTGAGCTGACGGAAGAGGAGCGCGAACGAGCGCGCAAGTCTTGGGAAAAGGCCGGCTGGAGAGAGGCGGGCTAGATGCTAGCCTTGCGATCTACTAACAATTCGTTACTATCAAGATCGTGAAGCGCTCGGACAAATCCGGCTCGATAGCGAAGAGGCCCGACGGACGCTTTTGGGTTCGTGGGCCTCGCGCTTTTGGTCGCCCGTCGTGGGGCATCTACGACACGGAGGAGCAAGCCGAGCGAGAGCTTGCCATCCGAATGGCGTACCGGGAAGAGGTGCCGCTCAAGCGCGACCACGGCATCACCTTCCTCAAGCTGGCCGAGTCCGTCCTGGACGATCGCGAGCGCGAGGGCGTCCGGGGTATCGAGCAAGAGCGCTACCGTTTCCGTCATCACCTGGCCACGGCGCACTTCGCCAACATGCCGGTCGAGAAGATTGCTTCCGAGGACATCGCCAGGTGGCTGCGAGACATGGCGCAGAAGACCGCACGACGTGGCACTGGCGCCAAGGGTAAGACTTACTCGCTGGGCCGTCTGATTTCCGGTGCGACGCAAAAGCGAGCTCTCGCCCTCGCGATGGCCATCTTCGAGGCCGCCGGTCCGAATGATCGCAATCTCATCCGGGTCAACCCCTGCCTCGGCATGAAGGTGAAGAAGCGTCCAGGCAAGGAAGCCACGAAGGACGTGGAGGTCTTCCTCACCCTGGAAGAGCAGCGCGCGATCCGGGAGTGCCCGCGCATCCCCGACCTCGAGCGCTTCTTCATCCTCTTCGCTTTCGGGTGCGGCGTGCGCCGTGGCGAGCAGTTCAACCTGGAGCTTGCGGACGTCGACCTGGAGCGGTGCGAGGTCACCGTCCGTTTCTCCGCGGACGGAGGCCCGCCGAAGAACGGCAATGTAGAGACCATACCTCTGTTCGGTTACGCGCTCGAGGCCGCGCGCTGGCAGGTCGCCAGGTTGGAAACCAAACCCTACCCGCTCAACCCTTTGGGCCTTCTCTGGCCCACCGAGAACGGCCACCGACGTAAGGGCAAGCCCCTAGGCGGCCACTTCCGTCCGGTGGCGACTGGCGGGACGCACGTCTTGGTCTCCGGGAAGCCGAAGCGCGTGAAGACGGGCGGCACGCATCGGTGGGTTGATCGCTTCCGTGAGCTCCTCGGGTTCGCTGGCATCACGCGTCATGTGCGCTGGCACGACATGCGCCACACCTGCGCGAGCGCGCTCCTCCAAGGCCAGTGGGGTGACCCGTGGTTGCTCGCCGAGGTGAAGGACCAACTTCGTCACTCCTCCGTCGCGGTCACCGAGCGCTACGCCCACCTCGGAGAGACAGCCTTGAAGAAGGCCGCGAAGAAGGTAACCGTGGGTTCCGCGTTGGTTAGCGGGGTCTCCGAGGGCGACCCTGGGGTGGCCGCAATCTCCAGTGATTCCGAAGGGGTGGGCCGAGCGGGGCACGATCCCGCGACCTACGGATTAAAAGGGCCAAGCATACTGGAGCTTTTACGCGCACTTGGAGAGCAGAAAGCCTCCGATAACCCACTCGTAACCAACCTAGCAACCACACTCGCGTCACTGTTAGAATCTGCCAGCAAGGGGACCGTCCAATGACCATGCGCTCACTCGCTCTGCTCGTGCTCCTCTCCGTCGTCGGTTGCTCTTCCGCCGCCTCGGACGGTGTCCCCGACGACACGGACGGTCCGCAGCCAGTCGCAGTGGCGTGCGCCGGCCTCTCCGTGGGTGACCCCAATCCCCCTAGCGAGCTCGGCACGTGCTCGGGCGGCTTTGCCTTGGGCGAGGGCTTCACGCCCAAGCAGGTGGCCGACATCCGCGATGCTGGCTACGGGTGGAACAAGTTCGCGGGGCGAGGCCTCGTGCACTTCGGGGCGGCCAGCAATTGCGCCATCATGGCGGGCAAGCTCCCCGCAGGTCAGATCGCAGAGCAGAAGGACGGCGTCATCACCATCGATGTTAGCTCGTTGTCGGATGCAGACACGGTCTTCTTCCGATACGTGGTCATGCACGAGATTGGCCGAGCCCTCGGTCTAACGCCCAAGTCGGCAGGCCCTGGCGTGATGTCCGCGTGCTCCTCCGATCCTTGGTTCAGCGAGGCCGAGCTCAAGGAATGCCGCAACCTGGGGCTCTGCTACTAGGCGATCGTGCCGAGGTTCGGCAGGCCCATGGCCACGCTCGCGAACGCGTAGGCGTTGGGCACGGTGTCTGACCCGACGCCCATGAACCCGCCCGCAGCTTCCGATCCGAACATGGTCGGCAACGACGTGTCGAATCCCTGGCCGGTTCGCTTCCACGTGGCGCCGTCATCCAGCGAATAGACTACTTGAGTGTTGCTTACGGAGAAGACCGTTTCTGCGGAAAGGGTCACCCACATGCGCCCGAACGACGCCAATCCCCTGCCAAGGCCCGCAGTCGCCAGGGTGAGTTGCAGAGACCATGTAGCTCCGTTGTCGGAGCTCACGTAGACCCGGGCTCCGGTCGACGTGTTTCCGATGATGATCATCCACTTCTGAGTGGTGGGGTTGTAGTGCAGCGCCAGTGTGGTCCACGCAATGAACCCCGCGGAGATAGTTACCTGGGAAGACCAAGTCACACCGCCGTCATCGGAGTACGAAATGAGCAGGCCGGTGCTGCTGCCGTTCAGAGTCACCCAGACGATTCGCCCGGTATCCTTCCGACAGTGCATGGTCATTGGACCGTCGCCGCTAACTGCGAAGGGGGAGGTCCGAATGGTCCACGAAGTACCGTTAGAGCTCGTGCGCACGAGGGGTGCCGCCGCAGCGCCAACTACTCCCGCAGCTGCGACGTACAGACCGCGGATTGGGTCGTGGGCGCAGCACGTCAGTGACGTGCCGATGGCGCTGGCGTGAACGTCCTGGCGAGACCACGTGCCCGCTAGGCGCATGAACACGTAGCGACCCGTGGTGGTAACGACCATGTCACCGTTGGCCGCATAGTCGAGAGCTCGGCAGTCTTCCCCGGCATCTACGGCATCGACATACGTATCTGTCCACGTCTTGCCCCAGGTGAACGAAGAGCGGACCTGCGACGTCCCGCTAATGTTATCCCCTATGACGTACCATCTGCGATCTACAGGGTTGTAGGCCGCCCCTCTTACGGTGAACGAGTTCACGATCGAGTGACGCTGCCAGTTCATGGCGTGCATTTGGCCGGTGTAAGTGACCTGCTCATCGAGCACGTCCTTTGACGCCTGCGCGTTCGACGTGATCTTGTTGATTGCGTAGTTGAATGCCTGCGCGGGGAATCCCGTCTTGGGCGTGATGCCCACGCTAGGTGCGCCTGCCCATGCCACTTTGGTCGGCGTGCCACTCCACGGCAGCGCCCCCGCCGCGTAGTTCGTATCCGGGGCCCAGGGTTCAACAGTCCAATTTGGGTTGATAGGTCGGCCAGCCACGCGAGAGCCTAGGGAAGCGCCCGCCTAGGCTCGGTCGTGAAGTTCAATCCGACCTGGCAGCAAGTGGCCCTGCTCGCCGTACTCCTCACGGCCATCATCGTCTCTCACCTCTTTGCGCCTGCGGCGGCCAGCGCCGTCGTGTCGATCGTGTCCACGATCGTCG